ATTAGATCGGCCGGCGGTTTACGCGATAGGCGTTTAAACCTTTCAATCTCTTTACGCGTGCGGTTTATGGCTAGCTGTTTTCGTTTTTTATCGTGCGGCATTATCGCGCGCTACCTGGCGTCTGAATTCTGCTATAGCCTCTCGTTTTGTGTATCCCACAAATTGACGCGATACGAGAAAACCGCCGATCATAGCAGAGACGCAAACCATACCGGAAATAGGGTTTATATCGACGCTAGTTTCATACTTCATTTTTTAAACCTTTCAATCTGGCAACGCGTTAAATGCGTTTTCTATCTGTTTCAGCTCGGCGTATTCTGCCGGCGCTACAATGGCAAGCGTATGCCAATCAATGCCGTATTGCGTACCGCCCGCTAGATCGCGCCAAACCTTGCGCAATATAGCGTTGTAGCGGCGCCGCGCGCCGCGTTTAGTTTTAATCTTCATCGAATAACCCTTCCAACGCTAGCGCGTGCAACAATGCAGACTGTAGCGCGTTATAAGCCTGTTCTGCGTTCAGGTCTTTATCGCATCGCGCGCCGTATGTTACGGCATAAAATCCGCCGGCGCATTCTACCAGGTTTATGGGATATCCGTTTTTACTGGTAATTGTTAGCATGGTTTTTACCTTTCACTGTTGCCTAGCCGTTTAATCTGCTAGCGAAAACCGGCAACTGGTAGTTAAACCTATCAGCTGCCGGCTTATCGTTAGAAGATTAACAAGAGGCTATAGCTGCCAGCGAATAGTGACAAAATAGCCGTAAATTCTAGCAGCGTTTTCATGTTTCAGGGTCCAGTTCGTTATTTTCGTTTATGGCGCGGGCTATTTCATACCAGTTGACAGCTGATAAAAACGCGCGCGCATAGTCTAGCGCTAAACCACCGGCGCCGTCGGCCGTCAAATAATCGTCAGCCATGTCCGCCAGCATGTCGCCGTCGACGGGGCTGCCGTCTGGATCATAGCCGTCAAATAGTTCCAGATTAACGCGCCAAGTCTCGTAGTTTGCCCAACCGTTATATTTTTGATCGGTCATGGTTTATACCCTTTCAACGTCAAAAATCACGGTTTCACAATCGCACGCGAGCACGCCGTAAGATTGCATATCGTGATATTTCATAAAGCCCCGGTTTTCGCCTGACGCTATTGCGTGAAAATATCCGTGCTCGTCGACGCAATCGTTAATGAATAGGCGCAGGCTCTCAGCGTCGCTATCTGACAGCCCGGTTATATCGCCATTGAAAAGAGCGGACAGAAAATGCTCTGGGATGACATATTCGACGGTTTTCATGGTTTTACCCTTTCATCCAAGCCGGCAAGTTTTCGCCGTCGACGTCATCACGGCGCGGCATAATCACGCCGAAAACGTCGGCGCGCGCAAATTTTACCAGTGCCGGCGCATTAGGCGAGAATTGTTTAACCGCCATGCCGGCATTTTTGCAGTCAAGTTCGGCGATCATTTTTGAAAATTTGGCGATATAAGACGCGTCGAAAGTTGCGGCCGTTTTCGGCAGGTCCAATTCTGAACTGTCAGTTTTCGGCAGTACCGCGCGCCAATTTGGAAAAGTGCCGTCAATCTCTTGCACTTGCGCAACGCCGTACGTTGCGCCGGTAGTGTCGTCTTCACAAGGCACAATTTTCGCCATGCGATCGGCGCCAATAAAAACGCGCCGGTTTTCGGTGTAGTCGCCGCGTTGCGGTTTAAACTGCTGCAACGTCGGCTTGTCGAATGATAGGATCATATCGCGCTCGCAATAGCCCTTCTCATCATAGACTGCCAACAGCGTATGGCCGTCAGTTGCAACGCCGATCGCGCCTTGTACCGCGTGCGCCGTAAAGAAAACGCCGCGCAGATAGTAGCGCGTTTGTTCATTCGATTTAAATTGATCGGCCGCGCGAATAAGAGACGTGTTAAAGCTTAGCATTGTTTTACCCTTTCAAGGTTTCAGAGATTAAGAAGAGCGGAACTTGCGGTTATATTCGGCGCGGATATCGCGCATATGCCGCTTTTTAGCGATCGCCGGCAGCGCCGCATAATAGGCGTTGAACGTCGGAACGTCCGGGTTCTGCCGAATAGTGCGCCGCAGTGTTGACGTTAAACCGCCAAACGAGCGGCTATAATGCGCAACGCGATCGCGCTCTATACAATTGGCGTCTCTATAATCCATGTCTTTACCTTTCACTGTTAGGCCGGCGCGTTGTGCGCTCGGCGTCACTTTTAGATCACTTTAATTGACAAACGTCAATAGAAAATACGCCTAATTGACAGAACGTGAATATCACGGTAACAGGATACCGTATGAGCAACATAAAACGAGACGACAGCGGAAAGTTCATTAAAGGCGCGCCGTCACCTAATCCGAAAGGCAAGAGCGCCGGCCGTGAAGTTTTAAACAAAGAGATAACAGAAGCATTGCGCCATGCGCTATCAGCTGCACATCCGGACGGCGCAAAAGGCTATATGTTAGAGCTGGCACAAAATAAGCCGGCGCTATTTGTCGGCATGCTGCAAAAGGTTATGCCCAACGAGACGGCCGTCAACGTTGCGGTATCGCTAGGCGACGCAATGCAGGAAGCCAGCGATCGTTTGCGAGCGTACGAAGCCGGCATAATTGACATCACGCCAGCAGCTGATAGCGATCGGCCAGCAGCTGATAGCGATCGGCCGGCAGCTGATAGCGATCGGCCGGCAGCTGATAAGCTCAATAAATTGACATTAGTCAATAAGGATAATGCGTTGAGCTTAGACAAGCGCCGGCGCCGATCGCTTAAACCAAAAACTAAGGACTAGTGGCTAAGTGCTTAAAACTAAAAGCAAAAAGCTTAGGGCGGGGGGCTGCCGGGGGCGGGGGCCGGCGCTCGGCCGCCGGGTAAAAGTTTCCGGTGGTCACGCTGTCAAATTTTTTAAAATTTTTGAAAAGGGTTTATTGACAAATGTCAAAACCTCAACCAAGAACTGACGAACAACAGCTTATCTCCAAGCTGCTAACTTTAGCTGACGACCCTTTGGCTTTCGTTCTTTTTGCCTTCCCTTGGGGAAAGCCTAACTCTCCGCTGGAAAATATGACCGGCCCTCGCGGCTGGCAGCTAGAAGCTCTCACTAAAATCAGGGACCATATCGCCACCAACAGGAACAAGGTCAGGCAAAAGATCGACCCTGAGCTGTTGAAGATGGCTTTCAGCTCTGGTCGCGGCACCGGCAAGACGGCGTTTCTGTCGTGGATTGCGCTATGGATATTCTCTTGCGTCCCGGCAAGTACGACGGTTGTCAGCGCCAACACCGAGCAACAGCTGAAGTCGACCACGTTTCCTGAGATACGAAAATGGGCGACGATGGCGATCAACGCTAACTGGTTCGAGCATAACGCTATGAGCCTTAGACCGGCGCCGTGGCTGATCGAAACGCTGAAATCGTCAACTGACCTGGATGACGCGTATTGGTATATCCAGGCGCGTTTATGGTCTGAAGAAAACCCTGACGCTTTCGCCGGCGTGCATAGTCAGCGCGGTATGGTGGTGCTATTCGATGAGGCGAGCGGCATCCCCGCGCCGATCTGGCCGGTAACGCAGGGATATTTTACAGATAAAACGGTGCATCGCGTGTGGATCGCTATCAGCAACCCGCGAAACCCGTCGGGGCCGTTTTTTGAGTGCTTTCACTCTAATCGGGCGCATTGGGTTACGACGACGATCGACGCCAGATCGGTATCAGAGAACGACCAGACGCTGTATGACAGCATCATCGCGCAATACGGTGAGGATAGCGACCAGGCGCGCGTCGAGGTATATGGGGAATTTCCGCGCCAGGGGGATCAACAGTTTATCAGCCGGGGCGAGATTACGGACGCAATGGACAGGGAAGCGGTGGATGACCCAGGCGCGCCGTTGCTGATGGGGGTCGACCCGGCGCGGTTCGGGGATGACGAGGCCGTGATAGCGTTTCGGTGCGGCCGTGACGCTAAGAGCATTGAGTGGCAGAAATATAAGCGGTGCAGCACGACCGAGCTGGCCGAGTATTGTGCGGCGGCTATTGATCGCTACAAGCCGGATGCTGTGTTCATCGAAGGTGATGGCGTTGGGGGTGGTGTGATCGACATCCTGAAACATTACGGCTACCGGGTAATGGAAGTGACGGCCGGAGGCGGGGCGCAAGATAAGGATATGTACGCTAATCACCGGACTGAGTTGTGGGGGCGCATGCGAGAGTGGCTGCCGACAGCAGCACTGCCGGAAGATAGGCAGTTGGCGGATGACCTGGGCGCGCCAATGTACGACTATTCGCTCAAGGGGCAGATGAAGCTAGAGCCGAAGGATAAGATGAAGCGGCGCGGGTATGCGTCGCCTAACAGCGGAGACGCGCTGGCTATGACGTTCAGCCGATCAGTGGCGCGGAAAGATGCAGGGATAAGCAGGTTCAGGAAAAAACGTCTCCTTGCAACCGGGATGGATTATAGCGTATTAGGGTAGCATAACTGCAACACCTGTGCTATTGTTGCAACACCTTTGGCCGAAGGAGTTAAAATATGGGCGGAATTTTTGGCGGCGGCGGGGGTCGCCGCAGATCATGCAACAGCCGGAGCCGCCGACGCGCAGCGACGCTGACGTAAGGGCCGCCGCGCTTGAGGAGCGTAAGCGTCGAGCAGCAGCTACCGGCCGCACGGAGACGATTAAGACGTCGCCGCAAGGGGTCACTGAGGAAGCTCAGATCGTTACTAAGACGCTGCTAGGGGCTTAGCTATGGGCGGAGCTGTTAGAAGTGTTTTCGGTGGTGGCGAGAAATCTGCGCCTGCGCCGGCACCTACACCCGCACCCGCACCGGCAGCGGTTGATACACCACAAGCCATGACAAAACGTAGAAAACAGGCCGAGGCGCGCGCCGGCGTCACCACGACGGGCGTTCAAGGTCCGGCGGACTTCGCCACTAAAACGCTGTTAGGGCAATAATATGGCTGACGCGATCGCTGAGCGCATTATCAAACGATATGAGAAGCTGGACGGTGAGTTAGGCACTTGGCGGTCGCATTGGGATGAGGTTGCTGACCGCTGCCTGCCTCGCTATTCCGAGTATATGAACTCGTCGCCGACCGATCAGCAGACGCGCGGCGAGAAACGCACTGAAAAGATGTTCGACAGCACGGCCGCTTTGGCGCTTGAGCGTTTCGCGGCCGCGATGGAGAGCATGCTGACGCCGCGTAACCAGAAATGGCACCGGCTGAAGCCGAGCAATCCCTATCTGGAAAAAGACAGAGCGACTAAGCTGTGGTTTGAGGAAGCTACTAATCTTCTGTTTAAGCACCGCTACGCGCCGAAGGCAAATTATGCGTCGCAACAGCATGAAGTTTATATCGGGCTTGGAGCGTTTGGGACGGCAGGTATCTTGCCGATGCCGCACAACAAAGGCGGATTACGGTATCACGCAATAAACTTGCGCGAAATCGTGTTCGACATGAGCTATCAAGGCGTTGTTGACACTGCGTACCGTAAATATGCGCTGACAGCTCGCCAGATTATGCAGCGCGTAGAGAATAAGACGTTTGATCGGGCGCCTGAAGCGGTGCTGAAGTGCCACGAAAAAGAGCCTGACAAGCGTTTCGACATCATTCACGCTGTAATGCCACGCGATGAGGTTGACACAAGCAAAGCTGACTTTCGGCGTATGGAGTTTGCGTCGTATTATATTTGCTGCGATGAGAAAATCGTACTGCACGAAGGCGGCTATAACACGTTCCCGTACGCTATTTCCCGTTACGTAACGGGACCGGGAGAGATTTATGGCCGCTCCCCAGCCATGATGGCTCTCCCGGCAATTAAAGTCCTGAACGAGCAGAAAAAGACAATGCTCAAGCAGGGCCATAGGGTCGTTGATCCGGTGCTTTTGACGCATGACGATGGCGTTTTGGACACGGTATCGCTGAAGCCTGGGGCTGTTAACCCTGGGGGCGTAAACGCGCAAGGGCAGCGGCTCGTCCATGAGCTGCCGGTCGGTAATTTGGCAGCGGGGCAAGAGCTGATGGATATGGAGCGTGTCGTGATTAACGATGCGTTTCTTGTTTCACTGTTTCAAATTCTTGTCGACACGCCGGCGATGACGGCAACGGAAGTGCTGGAACGAGCGCGCGAGAAAGGCGCGCTGTTGTCTCCAACGATGGGACGGCAGCAGAGTGAAATGCTCGGCCCGATGATTGAGCGTGAAGTTGATATTTTGGTGCAGCAGGGACTGTTACCGCCGCTACCGCCGGCGCTGATCGAAGCTAAAGGTGAGTTTGAGATTGAGTATGACAGCCCGCTAAGCCGCTCGCAGAGAGCTGAAGAGGCGGCCGGCTGGCTACGGACGCTTGAAGCGGCTATTGCGTATGCTAACACGACGCAAGACCTGGCACCGCTCGACCACTTTAATTCGGACGTCATCTACCCGGCGCTAGCGGAAATTAACGCTGTCCCGGCATCGTGGATGAATGGGCCGGATCAGGTTAAAGCGCTGCGTCAGCAGCGTGCGCAGGCGCAGCAGACGCAACAGATGATCGAAGCGGCGCCGGCAGCAGCAGGCGTTATGAAGGCGTTGCAGTGATGCCAGAAAAAAAATATATCCGTCCGCTAAACGCAGATGAGTTTCGTCAGAACCCTGACGGAACGCGGTCCACTGAAATAACTAAGACCGTAGTCCACCCTTTTTTAAACGGCGGAAAACCGACAAACATCCCCTCTCTATACGTTGAAGACGGAAAAGTTGTCGAATTTAGCTCAGAAGATAAAGCTGTCGATGCGGCGTTGCGAACAGGGCTGAATTTCCCATCTTTTCCTGACATAGATACCGCTGTGAAAGCTGCAAAAATCAGAAGCTCAAAAGGCGGCCGTGCGGTAGGCGCTCTCGGGGCAAAAAAATGACGGAAAAAACCCCAAAACAGTTTCTGACAGAGCGAAAACGTGCGTACCAAGAGGCGTTTAAAGGAAAAGGCGCCGATCTTGTGATGGAAGACCTCGCACGCTTTTGCCGGGCGGATGAAAGCACATACTCAACTGATCCAAGGGACCACGCGCTACTTGAAGGGCGGCGCGAGGTATATTTACGCATTCAAAAGCATCTAAACCTGTCACCAGATGAGCTGGTGGCGTATTTCAACCCACAAGGAGTTTAACACATGGCTGAAGAAGCAGGGTCCGCGCCTGAAGCGGGCAACCCGGCACCGGAAGCAGCCCCGGCGCCGGTAAACGCGCCGGCAGAGCAATCATCCTGGGCCGACGCGGTTCAGGACGAGAGTTTGCGCGGTTGGGTGGAAGCTAAAGGCTTGCACAACGCGGGCATTGAGAATGTTGTTAAGAGCTATCACAATCTTGAAAAACTGATCGGCGCTGATAAGGCTGATCGAACGGTCATGTTGCCAGGACCGGACGCTGAAGAGACGGAGCTGGACGCGTTCTATCAGCGTTTGGGCCGCCCTGAGAAGGCGGAACAATATGATTTGCCAGTACCAGAAGGCGACGACGGTAAAATGGCGGATTGGGCGCGTGGCGTGTTTCATAAAGCCGGTCTGAGCGATAAACAGGCACAAGCCGTCGCGTCAGCGTGGAATGAGTACGTGGGCGGTATGCAGCAAGAGCAGGTGCAAGTGGCTCAACAATCGGCACAAGAAGCTGAAGCCTCGCTTCGTAAAGAGTGGGGGGCCGCATACGATCAGAAAGTGCGCGGCATCGACCAAGCAGCCGGAAAGCTCGGCATGACGCCGGAACAACTTGAAGGTTTGCGCAACAGCATGGGGCCGGTGGCCGCCATGAAATTTGTCGACGGTTTGGCCGGAAAGTTGGGCGAGGATCGTATGGACTTCGACGGTGAGGCCGGTACAGGCGCGCTGACGCCAAACGCTGCGATGCGCGAGCTGCAAAAGCTAGGCACAGATAAAGAGTTTATGGCGGCATGGATGGATAAAAACCATCCGTCGCACAAATGGGCGGTCGAGAAGAAACAAAATCTTGCTCGTATGGCCGCCGGCCAAGCTGCATAAAGGAGATAGATCATGGCCCTTGGCGCTGTTGAAACTTTGGAACTCGTCAAAGACGCTTCCAAATACGATAAGAAGCTGAAAGAGTTGGCGAAGGCTGAAGCCAGCGCCAAGGAAGCTATGGAGAAATCCAAGCAACTTAACGTGGAGGCTTTTGCGCAGGTTGACCAGGCCCGCGCGGAACTTGAAAAAATCCGCGCCGAGCAAAAGCGCATTTTGGATCAAGGTACAAAACCGCTTGAGGAAGCAAACGCTGATTTGCGTAAGCGTGAAGCTAATCTCAATCAAGAGGAAAAGCGCGTTAAGACGATGTACGAGAAAATTCGTGCAGAGCGTGAGGCGGTAAAACGCGACACGGACGGCTTGAAACAGCGTGAAGTCGCGTTTGAAAAGCGCGTCAAAGCGTTTGAAGCGGCTATCAAGCAGGTATGTGAGAACGCTTAATGGCCGTTAACGGGTCACGTAAACGCTCTGCTAACGTAGGGCACCATAACTATAGTAAGCGTGTCTCACTATCTGACGGCACAACGGCTATTGTGCCGTACACAAACATACTTGATCCGCTATCCCAATTTGGCGAGTTAATCACAGCTGAGCGCACACCGATCATTGAACTCAATAGTTCATACGGCACTTCGTTGCTGCGTGACGTTATCGAGACGACCAACAGCGGGTCTGTGGCACCCGCATCCGGGGAGATTAAAATCTCTACTGGAGCTACTGCAAACAGCAAGGCACACTTGGACAGCGCAGAGGCTGGGCGGTGCAGCCCCGGCTACGGTTCGGAGATGGGCATCGGCTTTCGCGTTCCAGCCTTGCCGACCGGAAATCAGTACGCCCAGTGGGGCGGTCACGATGTCTCCGAGAACAATGGCCTGTATTTCGGAGTAGACGCAACTGGTCTTTACACGGCCATCAAAGACGGCGGGGCTGCCACCAAGACGTACCAATCAGATTGGAACATTGATAAACTTGACGGGACGGGGCCATCAGGCGTCACCGCCGATCTGAGTAAAGGTGACATCTGGCGCATCATCTACACATGGTACGGCTACGGCC